GATAGGAATTAATCCATGATCAACATGAACAATTTTAATATATTTTTGTGCAAAGTATTTTGGGTCACGAGCACATCTTAAATATTCTTGAAGTTTATCATGATCCCATTCAATAGAAACACCTTTCTTTTTAAGATTGGTATTACCATTATAACCTCTATCAGCCAGATTTGTCATTTAGAGTTCTCATTATCTGTTGAAGTTCAGCTGTTGATCCAACAAAAAGATTATTAGTAACCTTACCACCTTCTGATTTAGGTGCTTGTTCTTCATTTTTCTTTCGTGAAAGTTCAACTAAATCCTTATTGGCATCAATCAATGTTTTCATAGTTGTGGCAAGTACTTCATATGCTCTTGGATGTTGTGATTGACTTGCAACATCTAAAAGATCTTCTAAAGCTTGTGTGCCTTTTTCAATCACATTATAGAAATTATCTCGAGCATACTTATAATCTCTGTCAGCTTCTGTTGTATCTTCAGGAATTATAACTTGCTTTTTTGGTGGTTCAACACCAATAATTTCAGCATCCATAATTTCTGACATTGGAGTTAATCCAAGATGTCTTGCAATATCATCACTCATTCTTACGGGCCATTCGTTATTTGTACAATATAATCCCAATCATCTTCAAAGTTGATGTTTGCATATGCTACTGTATTATTAATATTTGTAGTAGGCAATCCATTTGCAGTAAGCCCAGGTCGAACATTGACTATTTGAACTGCTGTATTAGAATCAAGACTAGAATATAGTTTTGTTTTTGCAAATTTGATTATTTTCTTTTGGGTTGATGGACCAAAATAATAAGCTCTCATTGTAAAAGTAAGTGTCCAAATCAATGCACGTCTTTGTTCAAACGATCCTTCATAGGTATCTTCCATTGAAATATTATCCAATACAATTGGAATATCAAAATATTCATCAATATTGTCTAATAATTTAACACTAGGTGTAAAGTCTGGTTTAAAGAATGGAAGAATTTGCTCAATAATTTTTGTACCATCTTCTTGAAACTTAGTCATAATATTTAATTGAAATGTAATGTTATAAGGAGCTGGAGTGTATGATGTATTAAACGATGCATCATTATTAGTGATATTTTTAGAATAAGTATTCATTGGTGTTAAATTGCGAGAAGGATCATAAGACATACTAGTCATCTCAAATGTCATTCTTGGTAATGTAATTTGTGGTGCTGTCAAACTTGGATCTTGTTCAAGTCTTGCTAAAAACTTTTGCATAGGTCCATAATTAATAGGGACAGTCATTGTTTGAATTGTTGATCCTGCATTATTTTTACGAGCTATTTTAATAGTATTAAATAGAGTACCAAATACTGCTACGTAACGTCGAGTTGTCTCATTATAGAATTGATTACCAAACATTAATAATTTTGCTCCCCAAACGGATTCAGTTCACTGAAGTCAATAATAGAATCTGCAACTGTTTCAATAGTAAAGTTATCGGCCATTGCATCAAATGCCTCAACATTAGCAATAGCAGAGTTTGATGTAAGAACATATGAATTAAACAATGTATCAATCTCAAGAACACCAGTAGTAAATCGTTCTTGTGAATATTCAAATAGTTCACAACGTAGATCATATGTCTGTAACTGACCCATCTGATAAAAGATTGCTTCATGCTCAACAAATTGTACTTCAAACATTTTACGATTTAATGGGAAATAAATTAAATCACCTTCATTTGGTCGAATCTGTTCATCATATAAAGCAACATCCTGAGCAAATTTTCTCATTGAAATAGTAAATGTAATTGTATCACTGATTCTCAAACCAAACTTAGATAGGAAGTCACCGTCACCACCAAAGCTATCAACGTTCTTAATATAAGCTTCAATCATGAATGCTTTGGTAAATGTTGATAAGTCATCTTCATTTAACAAATCATCTTTGGCAACTAACGTTCTTGGAATATACCAAAGATCGTGACCATAAACACGAATTGACTCAATGATCAGATCCTCAATAAGGTTCTGTTCACCTGAGTTTGTAAAGTTATTGAAATAGAAATTAGTAGCCATTAAACTTTCCTAACTGACCCATCAGGTTGAACATGATATGCTTCAAAACTAATATCTGGATACTGCTTTTCTAGTGCCTTGAACATTGTAATATTGGACATAGCATCATCAAAAAATCTTACACGAGCAAACTTACCGCCTCTAAGATACTTATGAAATAAAAATCTCTTATTCTTTGCACTAGAGTTATTAGAGCCAAAATTGCCAGATCGTTCAATATAAACATTGCTAATATCCATACCATGATCTTTGAATGTCTGTAAGAATGTTTCTTTATTATCAAAATCAGCACGAGCAGTCATAATTATAACTTTGGATCCAGCTTTATTTGCATTAGCGATAATGGCATTAGCCTTGTTGATCATCTTAGTGATCGGCTTAGATGTTTTTCTAAAATTTTCAGCATCTTTAAACTGACCAAAATCAAATGTCTCGCCGTCTTTTAATTTATAAACATTAAATTCTTGATTGGTTAAAGACTCAACTTCTTTTCCGTCTTTCATCACTTTAATTTTGGCAAATGTATGGAATAATGTATCATCAATATCAAATACTGTTAATCCAATTCCTTCTTTAGCTTCCAATATGAATGTTTTAAAGGATTTCATGTATCTACTAGCCGATCATATCGTATACGGGCAAGGAATATGACGATATCATTTCTTGTTCCATCTTTGTAAGTTCTTCTTGGGCATCACCAAGAATCTTTTCACCGTTGAATTGAACACCGCCAGGAAGTTGCATGCCAGAGAACTTGGTAAGATTTGAACCCCACTGGTATTTGATCTTAGCAGTTGCATAATTCTGTAACCAACGATCCTTCCAGACCTCAGCATAAGTTGTTGGATCAACAATTTGATATGCCTCAACAATGATATAACTACCAACTGCTAGTCGTTCCCAGTTAGTATCAATGTAAAGTTTATTAACATTTCTATTATAACGAATTGGTTGTTTTCCAACTAACATTTGTTCCATAAATTGAATATGTTCCATTGCCATATAAAAATGGAGGAATTCAAAGTTGACTAATTCGTATAGATTATTGAGAACAAATTGATATTGAACATTGAACATACCAGATCCAGTAGAAAGACTTGATGATAAATCAAAAATACTCACAACACCAATGATGTTTTCTGGTATTGTAATATACTTATTTGATATGTCTTGATTTGTGATCTGATACTTATAATATGTTCTTTCGGTTCCATCAAAATGATAATCATACCAATAATGTAAAGCCTCATCAATACGATCTTCGACTTGATCATCATCTACGTTAATCTCAATAACTGGTTTACCTAATTTACGTAGGCAATATTCTTTGAATTGACTTCTTGTTGTAGGTATTGCCATTATACTGCCCTCTTTAATCTACCAAAAATAAAATCATTGGGTTTATTTTCATGTAATGCAAATGTTTCTAAAACACCATTATTAAACCATTTTTTACCACTTGGACCTTTAGGTCTATTAGTCGACATTTTTATTTTAGCTTCTTCACTTTGCACACGACCTCTGATTTTACTAAGTCTTTTTTCTTTATGTTCTTCACTTTGAGTTACACCATAATGTGGAGAAAGAATCCCTTTTTTACCATACATTGGATTATTTTTTCCAACAAATGTACCATTTTTAATTCTTGTTTCTGACATTTTTGTTTTTGAATATTCAGAATGTTTAATATGCTGTTTTACATTCTCATACAATCTACTGTTAATGTATCTATTAGATTTACCTTTCATACACATAACTGCCCAAACCATTTTAGACTTTTTATCGCCAACAAGCATTTTTGTGAGCAATATGTGACATATAAAATGTTCTCTTGCAGTTAATGTAACAATATCATCATTTGATCCGCCAAAAGATTTTGGTATAGAATGATGTTTTTCAACATAAAAATCAATGTTATCAGAATCCCAATTACGTTCAATAGCTTTATCAATAATAGAAAAATACCAAGTAGTATACTTGTTACGTAGGCACCACTCTTTAAACTCAGTTCTTGTTGTCGGTTGTGCCATAACATTCTCCTATCATTTATTAAGTATTTATATTAACTTAAGACGGCTTAGGATACATTTCTTTGACTGCTTGAATTTGCGCTAACAATGTTTGAAAGTCTGCTGAATCTACACCTTTAAAGATTGCACCAAGTTGTTCACCCATCGGCGGGTATGCATCACGGCGCTTTGCATAATAATCTGGAATTTCAGGTTTTACAATTTCTTCTTTTTGAATATCAACTGTTGACCATCCGTCACCAAATGGATCTTCAATTGTTCTTGACTTTGGTGCAGCAGCCCATTCAGCCTCTTTAGTATCAATCTCTGCTTTTACACGATCAGCCGCCGCTTCAACGTATGTTGATAAGTCAACATCATTTGGAATATACAGTTGCCATTGATAGATGTTGCCATCATAGTCAACTTCAACATATCCAAGATTGCGTGTTTCTGGTGGCGGCGGTGTATAAATTCCAGTAAGTCTTATATTAAATGTCATATTGTTCTCCTTATTTTACCCAATACCAAAGGTCTTGATTTGCAGTTGCAACAGGTTTTCCAACTTTTGTAGAAAATTCACCAACTGCTTTATTCACACCTTCAATTTTATTATAATCATGTCCGATAAAAATACCACCATCTTTAAGTTTTGAATAGTAGTTTTCACAGTCTTTTAATACTTGTTCATATGTATGGAGACCGTCAATAAAGATAAAGTCAAGTGAATTATCTTCAATCAATTCGGCTGCATCATCTGAAGTTTCACGAATGTGATTATATGCCAATCCAAATTTATCTGTTTTGGCTAGAAGTTGTTGATAGCCAATGTGACTGTTATCAATATAACGGCCGTCCCAATCTAGGTAGTCAGCATATGGATCAATACCGATAAGACTCAATCCAGGCACTTTTTCAAGTAGATATGTTGTCGTGAAGCCTTCGGCAGTACCAATCTCAACTCCAACTGGATCCTTAATATGCTGAATCAGTGTAGGAATATCTTCGCCTGGAAGCCATGGTTTAGTTTCGGTTGATTGCGGTGCACCAGAACCTGCTG